GTAGATGTTCGTAAGCAAGTTGTAATCGTGATAGTAAATCACGGGCAACAGCCGCCTTATTTGCAAGTATAGCAACATTAACTGAAGCATTAAATAAAACATAATGTAGGAGATAGGCTATAATTATGGTAGACTTGCCAGACTGTCGGGGTAATTTACAAATAGTAAAACGATTCTTATGAAACGTCCCTACCATATCTTTCTGAAAGTCGTACATCTTAAAAGGTATAAGACCCTCATCTAGAGAAACAATTTTAATATAATTCTCTATAAAATATTGAGGATTATCCATGCATGTAGCATATTCTCCTAGTTGTTCATTTGTCCACTCTTGAGAAACATTAGTCTTTTTAAGATTGGGGTTTCCAAGATATACTGTATCTGTCATATCAAACCTGTATAAATTTTCTATTAAGTATGTGTTGTTCTGCTATATCATCTTTAGATTGACCAAAATAAGCAACCGCATTGTGTGTGTCAATCAGTAGTTGGTTTACCGTTGTGTCATCCACAACAAACTCGCCTAGAATACGACCATACTTACCAACACCATCTTTCTTTGTGCGTAGAACCTGTGTTGATCCTAGTGGTAAACGATCCTGCACGAACTCCTTTGCCTTCAAACCATAAACCTTTTCTTCTTTGTCACTTGTCCTTGACTCAGGTGTATCAACACCATAGAAACGAACTCTTTGTTTCTTCAACCAAACACCAAAGCCTAAGTCGATATCAACATCAGCGGTATCGCCATCTATTACTTTAACAATTTTGCATTGATATTCAAACATATTATTTGCCTTTCAGCATCTTTTGTAACTCAGCAGTACTTCCTACAAATAATGCGTTAGTAACATTCTTTGGAGCATTGTTAGGAACATCTTTAAGTCTCTTCATCTTCTCTTGAAGATCACCTAGTTTTTCGGTAACTTCTGCGACTTGTTTGATAAGATTTCCAGCAACCTCATATCCTCTTGGATGCTCACCTTCCTTTGCAATCTCCAATATACCGTCAATTGCAATTGAACCTTTTTCAACCAAGTTGTAAAATTGTTTTCTTTGATATTCATAATCTGCCTCTATGTCTATATCGGGAGTTACATGAGGTACAACAATTTCTTTTCCCATATTAATAATCTCACCAACGGTTTCTGATTCTACCTCAATAACACCTAATGCTTTATCTATTTTATCATTCATGTTATATATTTATATCCAAAAAATCTCTTGACATGTACTCCATAAGATTTTTTCTATTAACAATAATTCCATCTGATGTTATAGCCAACACATTATAATTTGTCGGTAAAGGTAGAATTATCTCTCTTTGTACATCAAAAGGCATATCAGTCTTTACCATAGTATATGCATAATCCTTATCCCATTCTGCAATGAAATCCCTAATAGCAATCTTAGTAGTCAAGAAATCTTCTGGTTTAGTCCAGTGATTTTTATGCCAAACTACATCACGATCAAAGTGTTGGTTGATTGCAAACTTTTCTATTTGTGGAGATAGGAAGAATGGTTGATAATTTTTTATATCAAAAGAACTTACTTCAATATTCTGCAAAAATCGAAATGATTGTGTAGTTAATGTATATCTTGTTATATCCCACCAACGGCTATGATGATATTCATACTCCGTTTCAAGAATAAATTTTTCTTCGTTAGTATTTCTACTGTGTGGATAACCTGTACCTCCAAATAACCTGTCTGCTTCACATCCAGTAGTAAAAAGATTAGTGTCTATATTTGCCATACCAAAAATATTACCCTCTGCAAATTCATAAGACAAATTTTCTACTGCTTTTGGATATATATTTACTGATGACTCATCACCCATTATTAATCTTAGTTGATCTTTTGGACAAACTTCTAAAAGAGCATAAAGTATAGCAGTGCTATCAATCCCACCAGAGTAAAAAATATCAATAACTTTACCCATGTCACGCATCTCTGTTGCACGATCCAACATAATATCTCTAAAGGAGGGAAGATTGTTGGTATATTCATACTCAACTACTGGGTAGAAGTCACTACTAGTTTTAAATAAGAACTGATCTTTTCCTAATTTATCATTCAGATACCAACTAGGAGGCCGGGTAAATTTATTTAAAGAGTGTACTTGTTCATGAAACTTAAAATCAAACTCAGATTTAAAATCATCATCAAAGGTTTCCCAATGTTCAAATTTTTGTAGGTTCCAAACATACTCTAACCAAGCATTTTTATAGTCACCACTAACGTAAACGAAACTTGACATTAAATTTATTAATCTGTACCAGAAGTATCTGGGGTTTCGTCTTTACCTGTTACTGGATTGTATTCTTTAGCATCTTCAAAAAATGAACTAGATTCATTAAAACCAAAATCATCATCTGCATCAGCTGTGCCTGGGTTTGGAGAAACAGTATATCTTTGTTGTCTTTTTGGTGACTTGTCAGGCATATCTGCATATTGATCTGCTTGGACAGTCTTAATAACCTTACTAGAAGTAACAGGGCCATAAAGATAAAATTTTGCAGTAAATGCAAGAGTGTAAATAATAGTTGTTCTGGAGGTAAAATCTCCCTCATATGTGTCTTCATAATTAACAGAATTTAATACTATAGGAACATCTCTTTTTATACCCATATCTGTATTATCATTAAGTGTCACTGTATAATCTGGTTGAAAGTAAGGAAGAATCTGTTCTACTATCTGCAACGCATCATCTGATTGTTTTGCCATAATGTACAAAGAAAATTCAATATTATACGGTACAGGCATATATTGAGTATCTAGTTGTGTTGATTTAGAACCTTTTACTTTTTTAAACTGTTGAACACGATTTAATTTTCTGCCAGGATCGTAAGACATTCCAGAAATTTCAAAACCTATACGTGGAAGAGTTACTGCAACCTGTTTAGTTAGGTCTGCATCTTCACGCAAACGTGCAAGAAATTTTTGTCTGGGGCCATATGCTAAAGGCACTTTCATTGATTGTGTTATTGATCCACTATTATCCTTACGAACTAAGTGGATGTCGTTAAACATACTTCCAAAAGCGACAACCACTTTTCGAATTGTTTCGTGATAGAACTGCTGCCCTAGCATAATATAATCTCCTTTTTCATTTTAAAAACTTCCTGCGTCACCGAATGGATTTTTCTCAGAGAAGTCTAAGACAGTATCATCCAATTCGTCAAATAATTCATTTTGTGCGGTCTTATCAACACTATTAGTGTTAGCACCACCTGTTCCTATTATATAGTCTTCTGCAATTAACCAACCCCCATGACCAGTATCAGCATTATGTTCCATAAGAACATTAACACCTACAGAATTAGAATCGTCCTCACCGATAATATTGTCGCTATCTGTCTCATCAATAAGGAAATCATCTCCATAGGTATTGAGTTTAATTTTTTCATTGTAAGCAGCAGTTTGTTCAAGTGTAAACTGATAACCAAGGGTATTTGTAGACAATGCATCTTCGATAGCATCTATCGCAGCAATACCAGTGTCCATTTGTTCTGAACTGTATTCGAATAAACGACATCGCATTTTATATACAGGGTTGGTATCTAATTGATTAAAAGGATCATCATGATCTACAAAATTAATCTGAAATATTTTTTTGAGTATAGGATGATAAATAGCATCACCTTCAAATGGTCTATCTGAATCTGTAGCATCTGTTTCTGAAATCAAATAATAAGAACTACCTTCAAATTTATTATCACCATCCTCTGTAATAGTACCAGACTCTACCAAAATAGAACCAGAGGAAGTTGTATCTGTTCCACTTTCTATCTGAAACTGTTTAGTTAGTTCTTGAAATCTATTTTTGCTTACTACAAAAGTTGCTTCACTTAGATTCTGTAAACCAAACTGAGACATAATTTCTTGCTCTCCAGCATAGCCACCACCATTGTCTTCCATATACATTTCTATAGGAACTTGCGTTTCATATTTTGATAAGGCATCAGTACCAAAAACAGAATCTTCTGCAACAAGTGTACGGTCTAGATAATAAACATCATGTCCGTGTATCTGTATAGCTTCTGCAACTAAATCTGCAACTAAATTTTGTTCTGATGCAATAGCTTGATAATTATTAGTATGGAAGTGTTTATTTACCGCCATTATCCAATACCAAACATTATTGGTGGTTCGTGTAAGAAAATTGTTTCTTCTAATTTAGAAATTTCTTCTAGTGCTTGGGTGTAAATAGTTTCACCGTTCATGGTAACACCACCCAACATTGCAACACCACTAAACTTAGATAGGTTTGCACCCCATTGTTTTTTAATGAGAGAAGTCGCATACCGTTTAAGAAGAACATCATCATACATGTCTGGATATGATGTTGGATCTAATTTACGGAAACACTCAATTACGATATAGTCTTGATCACCAACAAAATCACTAGACCAATCAGCATCTAGATACAAACGATTCTGGTGTTGATTAAATCGAATAGGGGTTTCTCCCACAAGAATATGTTGCAGAAAATCTAAATTATTCATCATCATCTCATAATCTATAACAGAAGTGGAAGATAGATCAAATAAATCATTTAGATGTAGTTGATAACGGGCATCGAACATATTTGCGCCTGTTCCAGTACCAGTAAGGGGAAAAACTTTCACCACAGATATAATAGAACTAGGTAAAGGTATATAATTATTACCCTCTAACCAACTTGCAGTTATACTACTATCTATAGTATCTGTACTTGTGGTGGTTGTATTTTCTTTAGCTCTAGTGATCTCAGCCGTTGTTATGAGATGTTTAAGATACATCCTTTCAATACCATCATAATGATATTGAGAAATATATTGTAGTGCCTCATCAATACGATCATCGGCTTGGTCATCTGAAATGTTAATATCAATAACACCAGCACCTAGAGAACGTAGACAATAGTCTTTAAAAGTAGATTTAGTAGTTGGAATAGCCATATATCATCTCCTGTCCTCTATTTATAAATTAACTGTCTTGTTACTAGACAATTGGGTCCAAATTCTACGCCATGATCTATCCATTTACCTTTTTTTTTAAAACTAACACCCTCATATGTTTTAAGTGCAGATTTCCTAGGCATACTCCAAATCCAATGACAATCCTCAGACTTACCCTGAATTATCGCTTGCATTAGGAGAACCTGTCCATATCCTTTGTTTCTATATTCTTCTTTAACCCAAAGACCCCTCGAACGATATATTTTTTCAGAAGTTTTAAACCCACTATTTACACCAACAATTTGATTATCTTCTTTAATTACAAAAAAAGTAGGAGTATAGTTATCAAATATAGAATGGTCTTTTATTATACTACTAGACTGTTTCCAACAAAGACTGCTCATAGATTCTATTTTACTTATTCTTCCCAACCAAAGTTCGTTTTTCCAAATAGGATAAACTTCTTCAAATGTAGATTCAATCACTTTCATATACATATATAGGTATATGAGAATAGGGTTAATAGCAACGTCCAGAAGTGGTAGTACATATTTTCGTAGGTTTCTATGTAATACCTTTGGTCTTTATGACCCTGCCTCATGGCTAAAGAAGAATGATTATAAAGATATAGAC